GTTTGATCTTTGCGGTGCCGGATGTTCAAGTTTATACGTGCGGAACGTCGATTTGGGGGCAAGCGATGAAGTGCGTAAGCGTCGGAGAGAGTGTTTCGATCGAAGACGGCGTTGCGCAAATCGCTTTTGATCTTGGCTGTTCGCCCGCTGTCTACCTCATCATCTCAAGACCGTGCGATCCGGACGCAGCCGGCGAGTTTTTCGGTCACGATCACTATCTTGAGATCAAGGACCAGCGTTACGGGAGCTATGGGCCGATTAGCGCGCTTGAGATCAGCGGCGCGTCCGGCTTTCGCATTCGCTTCAAGCACGATGTTCCGGATTTGAAAGATGAACTCTTTATCGTCACGAGCACTCCGATGTCGGATGCAATCATAGACCAACTGCGAGCTTTGGAACGTTCTGAATGAAGCGGGCGGCATATAGTTCCGTCGTCACCCCGGACTTGATCCGGGGTCCATGACTGCGCCGTCGCCGTGGATCCCGGATCAAGTCCGGGATGACGAAAGAGTGGAATAGGCAGGCCCCGGATCAAGTCCGGGGTGACGAGGCTGAGTGCAAGGCATGGTCCGGGCACGAAGGATAGGAGATCATCATGAACTGGTTTGGCCGCAAGGCCGTGCAGGTGCCTGCGCGGCCCGCTTTGTCGCGTGTCTATGGGACGTGGAGTGCGCCTGCTCCGATGAGCTGGGAGGTGCAGGTGCGCGAGGGGTATTTGTCCAATGCGATCGTGCAGCGCGCGGTGCGGCTTGTTGCCGAGGCGGCGGGGTCGGCGCCTCTGGTGGCGAGCGATCCGGCGCTGGCGGCGCTGGTCGGCGCGGCGTCGGGCGGGCAGGGGCTGGTCGAGACTTTGGCGTCGCAGCTGCTGCTCCACGGCAATGGCTATGTGCAAATCTTGACCGATGGCGCGGGGGCGCCCGCCGAGCTGTTCGCGCTGCGCCCCGAGCGGGTGACGGTCGAGGCGGACGCGCGCGGCTGGCCCGTGGCCTATCGGTACAAGGCGGGCGGGTCGGCGGCGGTGCTGCCCGCCGAGGATGGCGCAGGGCGCGTGGCGGTGGTGCATGTGAAGGCTCTGCATCCGCTCGACGATCATTATGGCGCGGGGTGCCTCGGCGCCGCGGCGGGCGCGATCGCGGCGCATAATGCGGCGGCGAAGTGGAATGCGGCGTTGCTGGAGAATGCGGCGCGGCCTTCGGGCGCGCTGGTGCATGATCCGGGCGACAAGGGCATGCCGTTGTCGGCCGAGCAGGTCGACCGGCTGCGCGAGGAACTGGCCGAGAGCTTTGCGGGCGGAGCGAATGCGGGGCGGCCTTTGCTGCTGGAGGGCGGGCTCAAATGGCAGGCGCTGTCGCTGTCGCCCGCCGAGATGGATTTCCTGGCGCTGAAGGATTCGAGCGCGCGCGAGATTGCCATGGCGTTCGGGGTACCACCGATGCTGCTCGGGCTGCCCGGCGACGCGACCTATGCCAATTATCGCGAGGCCAATCGGGCGCTGTGGCGGCTGACGGTGCTGCCGCTTTGCGCGAAGATTTTGGGAGCGATTTCGCAGGGATTGTCGGGATGGTTCGACGGCGCCGAGCTGCGTGTCGACCTCGACCGGGTGCCGGCGTTGGTCGAGGACCGGATGGCGCTGTGGCGCGAGGTGTCGGGCGCCGACTGGCTGACGGCGAACGAGAAGAAGGCGCTGTTGGGGGTGGCCTAGCCTGCATCGTCACGCCGAACTCGATCCGGAGTCCAAGACTTCGGCGCAGCTGTGGATCCCGAATCAAGTCCGGGATGACGAAGGAGTTACACAAATGGACGAAGATGAGGCGCTGGCGCGGTTGATCGCGCTGGCGGGGACGGGTGCGCCCGATGCGGCGTTGCTGCGCGCGGTGGTCGAGGAAGCGAGCGAGCTGGGCGCGCGGCGCGCGCTGGCGCGGCTGGGGCTCGCCGACGAAGCGGCGCGCGACGATGTGAGCGATTTGCGCCAGCTGCTCGGCGCCTGGCGCGATGCGAAAACGAGCGCGTGGAAGGCCGTGGTCGACTGGGCGGTGCGGTGCGGGTTGGCGCTTGTCGTGGTTGGGCTGGCGATGAAACTGGGGCTGCCGGGGCTGCTGAAGTGAGCATGGCGGCGGAGCGGGCTATTCCGCATTGCGAGACGCGTGCCTCGCCACACCCCCTCCCGCAAGCCGAAGGGGGGACCCGGTTTGCCGGTTACGCCTCGGTGTTCGACCGGGTCGATCGGGGCGGCGATATCGTGCGCGCGGGGGCATTTGCGGCGACGCTGAAGGCGGGGCGGGTGGTGCCCTTGCTGTGGCAGCATCGGCCGGGGGCGGTGGTCGGCGCGATCGAGACATTGGCGGAGGATGCGCGGGGTTTACGCGTCGTGGCGCGGGTGACGCATCCCGTCGCGGCGAAGCTGGTCGCGCAGGGCGCGCTGACCGGGTTGAGCTTTGGGTATCGGGTGCGCGGGGCGCGGGGCGCAAACCCGCGCGAACTGACCGCGCTCGACCTTGCCGAGGTGAGCCTGGTTGCGGCGCCGATGCAGCCGCTGGCGCGGGTGATTGCTGTCGAAAACTCTCACGTCGCCCCCGCGAGGGCGCGGGCCGGTTGAATGGGGTGAGGCGACAACGGCCCCCGCCTTCGCGGGTGCGACGGTATTCGAAGAAGGAGTGAAAAGCATGGACGATATGGAAGTGAAGGCGGACGCGCTCGACGGGGCGTTCGACGCGGTGCTGGCGGCGGAGGCGGTCGACGAGCTGAAAGCGTCGGTGGCGGCGCTCAAGGCGCAGGTCGAGCGCCAAGCGGTGGCGGCGGTGCGGCTGCCTCTCGATGGGGCGAAGGCGGCGGTCGATCCGGCGCTGAGCGCATTCGTCGAGCGCTATTTGCGGCGCGGGATCGATGCCGGTGTCGAGATGAAGAGCCTGTCGGGGGCGTCGGGCGGCGAGGGCGGTTTTGCGGTGCCGCGCGAGATCGACGGCAGCATCGCGGAGACGCTGAAGACGCTGTCGCCGATCCGCAGCATCTCGACGGTCGTGCAAACGGGGACAAGCGGATATCGCAAGCTGGTCGCGACCGGATCGATGGGCGCGGGCTGGGTCGGCGAGAGTGCGGCGAGGCCCGAGACGGGGACGCGCAGCTTTGCCGAGATCGCGCCGCCGTCGGGTGAGCTTTACGCTAATCCGGCGGCGAGCCAAGCGATGCTCGATGATGCGATGTTCGACGTCGAGGCCTGGCTGGCCGAGCAGCTGGGGCGCGAATTCGCGGTCGCCGAAGGCAGCGCCTTTGTGAACGGCAACGGGACGAACCGGCCCAAGGGCTTTTTGACCTATGCCACCACCAATGAGGCCGACAGCGTGCGCGCGTTCGGGACGCTCCAGCATCTTGCGACCGGGACGGCGGGCGCCTTTCCTGCGTCGAACCCGCAGGACAAGCTCGTCGAGCTGGTCCATTCGCTGAAGGCGCCGTACCGGCAGGGGGCCTGCTGGGCGATGAATAGCGACACGCTCGCCCGCATCCGCAAGTTCAAGACGAGCGACGGCGCCTTTATCTGGCAGCCGGGGCTGGTCGAGGGGCAGGCGGCGACCCTGCTGGGTTACCCGGTGGTCGAGGCCGAGGACATGCCCGATGTGGCGGCGAACAGCCTGTCGATCGCTTTCGGCAATTTCCGTGCCGGCTATCTAGTGGCCGACCGTGGCGAGACGCGGATCCTGCGCGATCCGTTCAGCAACAAGCCCTTCGTGCATTTCTATGCAACCAAAAGGGTCGGCGGTGCGATCATCGATTCACAGGCCATCAAGCTGATGAAGTTCGCTGCCAGCTAAGCGGCTGGCGCGCGAGGGGCGCCCGGCCTTGCTCCCCCCCTTTCGGGCGGGCCGGGCGCCGATTTTTCCTTATCAGGACCAGGAAAGGATGGCCTTGCCATGTCGACCCCCTTTTTCGCCGATCTGGTGCGCGAATTGTGCCAGGAGGGCGGGACCGGACCGTTGACGCCGAACGGCGCGGTCCCCGGACATCGCCGCTTTGCCGGCGCCGTGCCGCCCGGCACGCTGTTTCATTATGCAGTGGCGGGCATCGCCCATCCCGACGAATGGGAGGTCGGGACGGGGCAGATCGACGGCGGCGGGCGACTGGTGCGTCAGAGCGTGTCGGCGTCGTCGAACGGCGGTTCGCCGGTCGATTTCACCGTCGGGCTCAAGACCCTTGCGCTGACCGTTGGTGCCGGGTGGTTCGCGAGCCGCGACACCGCCGCGGCGACTGCGAGCGCGAGCCTTGAGGAGCTTGGCCTAGCGGTCGCGGCCAAACAGCCGCTGTCGACCGGGCACGACTCCGCGACGACGGGGGCGGCGGGCGACACGCTGACGGTGCGGCGCGGCGCCGGCTGGGTGAATATTCCGCTGACCGCGCTGGCCTATCGCGATGCGGGCGGGATGGTGGTCGCGGGCGCCGCGCTAGGCGGGGCACCGGGAAGCGCTGCCGCCCCGTCGCTGAGCTTTGCGGCCAATCCGAACACCGGGCTGTTCAATCCCGAGGCTGATGCAATCGGGTTTGCGGCGGGGGGCACCGAACGCGCGCGGCTGACCGCAACGGGACTGGGGATCGGCGGTGCCGCGTCGCACGCATTGCATCTGCGCGGCGCGGCGCCGACAACCTGCATCGAGGCGACGACGACCACCGGCACCGTGATCGGGACGAAGGGCCCGCGGCTGCTGTTACAGAGCAACAGCAATACCATCGGCAATGGCGGTGAGATCGTCTTTGCCGCGACCGGGGACACCGACGTCGAGCGCTGGGCCGCAATTTCGGGCCATATCCTCACCAACACCGCGAGCGGCGCCTTCGGCGACCTGATCGTCGCGACGAAGGCGGCGGCGACCGATACGGCGCTGTCGCCGCGGCTGGCAATCCAGGCGTCGGGGGTTGTCCGGCCGGGGGCCGACAATGTGCAAAACCTGGCGGCCGCCTCCTATCGCTGGAACAACAGCTATTTCGGCGCCAGCCCGACGGTGACGTCCGACGCGCGCGAAAAAAGCTGGCAGGGGGCGGCGGACGCACGCGAATTGCGCGCCGCTGGTCGCATCGCGGCGGAACTGGGTTTCTATCAATGGAACGATGCGATCACCGAAAAGGGCGCAGGCGCGGCGCGGCGGCACTTCGGCGTGCGCGCGCAGGCGGTGTGGGCGATCATGGCCGACGAGGGGCTGATCGACCCGATCGGCGCCGATGGGCGGCCGGGCGCCACGCCCTATGCCTTTTTGTGCTGGGACGAATGGGCCGACACGGCAAGCGGCGAGGGCGGCGACCGGTTCGGGATCCGGCCCGACCAGCTCGCGCTGTTCCTGATCGCTGCGCAGGAGCAGCGGCTGGCGGCGCTGGAGACGGCCGCATGATTGCGGGGGCGGCGCTTGGGTCGCGGGCGATCGGCGACGCCGCGCGCCGCGACCTGGCGAGCGAATGGGGCGGCCCGGAACCGGGTGGCGACCGCAGCCCGCCGCAGCGCGTGCAGGTCGTCCGCGAGGCGGACCGGCGCGTGACCGTGCGCAAACCCTGAAAAACAGAGCGAGAAAGGAGCGGCGATGGCGATCATGGTGAAAGACCCCGGCGCGCGGATCGATTTCGAATTCGACTGGCAGACCGCCTATCCCGGCGGCCAGGCCGTAGTGGCGAGCGACTGGACGGTTATCCCCGACGAAGCCGGCGGCATCGCCGTGCCCGCGTCAGCGCATGATCTGTTGCAGGCGACCGCGACGCTGGCCGGCGGGATCGCGGGCCATGTCTACCGGATCACCAACCGGGTGACGATGAGCGATGGGCAGGTCGACGAACGATCGGTGACGATGCGGGTGGAGGAACGATGATGGCGACGAGCCCGATCCCCGGCGATGTGCCGGTGAGCCTGAACGAAGCGCGCGGCTGGCTGCGGCTGGGGCCGAGCATCGACGACGCCGTCGTCGCGCAGCTGCTGCGCGCCGCGACGGGCATCTGCGAGGCCTATATCGGTCAATGGCTGATCGTGCGGACGGCGGAGGAGACGCTGCCGCTGCGTAGCGGCGCGGCGCGTCCGACCGCGCGGCCGGTGATCGCGGTCGAGACCGCGACCTTGCTGACGCGCGAGGAGGGTGAGACCATTCTTGGCGCCGCGGATTACCGGTTGATGCGCGAGCCGGGGGGTGCGGTGCAGCTGGTCGTCGCGGCGCCAGGCGATGCCGACCGCGTGCGTATCGTCTATCGCGCCGGGCTGGCGGACGGGGTCAACGCCGTTCCCGAAGCGATCCGGCAGGGGATCGTCCGCATGACGCAGCACCTGTACGACGCACGCGACGGCACGGGGGCGACGCCGCCCGCAGTGATCGCGGCACTGTGGCAGCCGTGGCGCATGCTGAGCCTGGGCGGCGCGCGATGAGCGGCGCCGAACGGGCGGTGCGCGCGAAGGCGCTCGCGCTGCTGACGGACGACGCCGAGCTGGCGGGGCTGGTGCATGGCATATTCGACGGCGTGCCCGCGAGGGCGAGCGCGCCGTATGTCAGCGTCGGGCCCGCCGAGGGCCGCGACTGGGGCACCAAGGATCGGGCGGGGCGCGAAATAGGTCTGACGCTGGCGCTGGTCGGCGCGGGAAGCGGCGTCGACGACCGCGCGGCGTCGCGGATCGAGGCGGTCGCCATGGGTTTGCGCGGCGCCGCGGACGAGTGGACGGTGGTCGGCGCCCGGACGATCCGGACGCGTTTCGGCTTTGCCCGCGACGGTGGGTGGCGGCACGAGATCGTCGTGCGGTGCCGCTGTCTGGCCGGCATGTAGGTTCGGGCGTCCCTAACGGCGGGGCGTCATTCGCCGGGAAGCGAGTTGTTCGCTTTATAATCCTTGAACTTGTCGGTGAAATTGGCGTGATAATCGTCGACCTGCATGTCGGCATCCTCGGTCGCGACCTTTTCGGAATCGCCGCCCGAGCGGCCGAGCGCGATCACCGCCTTGCGAAAGGCATCGCGTTCGGCGGTGCAGGTCGCCTTGAGCGCCAGTTCATATTCCGCTTCTTCCATCTTGGCTTCGAGCGACGCCTTCATGTGGTCGCGCAGGCATTTGGTGAATGCCGCGCGTGTCGTGTCGACCGCGGCGGCCGGCGCCGGCGCCATGGCGGCCAGAAGCAATGTGGTGATCAGCATCCTGCGACTCCCCGTTACGCATGATTTTTCTGTCCGAGGAGATTAGACGATGGCAATTGAAAATGGGAGCGCTTTTCTGCTCAAGGTCGGCGACGGCGGCGCCCCGCCGACCTATCAGACGGTGGCAGGATTGCGCACGACGCAATTGTCGGTGAACGGCGAGGCGGTCAATGTCACGACCAAGGATTCTGCCGGGTGGCGCGAGCTGTTGCCGGGGGCCGGCGTGCGGTCGGTTTCGGTGAGCGCGGCGGGCATTTTTACCGGCTCCGACGCCGAGGTGCGGCTGCGCGGCCATGCGCTGGCCGGGACGATCGACGATTATGAGCTGAGCTTCGAAAGCGGCGAGCGGATGCGCGGGCGCTTCCTGGTCACGCGGCTGGACTATGCCGGCGATTATAACGGCGAGCGCAATTACACGCTGAACCTGGAATCGAGCGGCGCGGTGGCAAGCCTGTGAGCGCCGCCGCAAAGACGGGCGCCAACGCGCTGCGCGGCGAGGCTGAGCTGCGCGTCGGTGGATCGGTGCACGTCCTGCGCCCGAGTTTTGCCGCGCTGGTCGCGGCCGAAGCCGAGCTGGGGCCGCTGTTCGCGCTGGTCGAACGCGCGGCCGACGGGCGGCTGGCGCTGGGCGAGCTGGCCGCGCTGTTCTGGCATTGCATTCGCGACCGGCCCGAGGCGCTGACGCGCGACGTGCTGGGCGAGGCGATCGTGCAGCAGGGACTGGCGGCAGCGACCCCCGCGCTTCGCCTGTTGCTGGGGCAGATATTGCAGGGACACTGAGGTGGAAGGCGATCGGCTGGGTCCGGCGGCTATCAGGCTGGCGGGCATGATGGCGCGCGTCGCCGGCTGGCGGCCGGACGAATTCTGGACGGCGACGCCGGCCGATGTGCGCGCGGTGCTGGGCGGTTGGGTCGAGGCAGACGACGCAGCGGGTTTCGACGACGCCGCGCTGGCGGCGATGATGGAGAGGTTTCCCGATGGGTGACGAGGTCGATGACATGCTGGTTTTGGTGCGCGCCGATACCGGAGCGTTCCGGCGCGAGGTCGCCGCGCTGCGCAGCGAGCTGGAAGGATCGCTGGGAGCCGCCGCCGATGCCGGCGGCCGTGCGATCGAACGTGCGCTGACGCGGGCGATCGTCAGCGGGAAGATGGGGTTCGAGGATCTGAAGCGGCTCGCGCTGTCGGTGATGTCCGACATCGCGCGCGCGGCGATTTCGACTGGCATCGGCACGGCGATGGGCGGAGGCGGCGCGAGCGGTGGCGGGGGTGGATTGCTGTCGTTCGGCGCCTCGATCGCGCAGGCGTTGTTCGGCGCCCCGGGCCGCGCGACCGGCGGGCCGGTGAGCGCGGGCCGCGCCTATCGCGTCGGCGAGCGCGGACCCGAGCTGTTCGTGCCGACCGCGAGCGGGCGGATCGAGACGGGGGGTGGCCAGCTGCGCAACATCGCGATCACGGTGAACGTGCATGGGCAGACGGGAAGCGATCCGCAACGGCTGGCGCAGACGGGCCGGCAGCTGGCGCGCGCGGTGCGGCGCGCGGTGGCGAACGGAGACGATTGATGGGCTGGGCGTTGCTTGCGGCGGCCGAACCGCATCATCGCAAGGGCTGGCTCAAACGCTTCGACCCGCGGTTCTGGGCGATCGATTTTGCGCGGCCGATGATGGCGAGTGTGACCGCGGGCGCGCCGGGTTCGCTGCGCGTCGAGGCGGTCTTTTACCGCAAAGAGGATCTGGCGGGGCTGATCTGGGAGAGCGAGGACCGCTGGGATCATCCCTTGCTCGCTTATGAAACGCGCCGCGATTTCCGGCACACGCGGCTGCGCTTTCGTTGGCGGTCGGGCGGGGTGAAGCCGCTCGACGCGCTGCACGGGCCGACGCTGACGATCGAGGGGCGCGACGCTGCGGGGGACCCGCGCGCCTGGTATGTGCGGCTGTGGAACTATGCCGAGGGGACCGCCGAGGATGCGGTCGTCAACCTCGACTTCGACGCGCTCGAAGGCGGCTTTATGCTGCCCGGCGAAGCCGACCCGGTATGGGCGGGCGACATCGACCGGATGTTCGTCTCGCTAGTGCCGCCGGCCTATGACGGGGGCGCGGGAGCGCTGGCGGCGCCGGTCGAGGGCTGGGCCGAGATGAGCGATATCGCCGCGTCGGGGTCGGGATCGGTGCTGGCGATCGGCGATGTCGTGATGCCCGAGCAGGGCCTGGGAATCGCGAGCGGTTATGACGACAGCTATCACCTGACCCCAGCGCGGCTGGTGCGGCAGATGATCCAGCTCGGTTACCGCGGCGACGTCGTCCACTATGTCGGGATGAGCCATTATATGCGGCTTTCCGCGGTGGACGGCGATTTGCTCGCGGATGTTGCGGGCGGTGCGATCAATGCGCCCTGTGCGGCGTGGCATGCGAGCTTCGCGGCGGCGTGCGAAGCGGCGGGGCTGGGGCTGATCTGGTCGCTCTCCTACGAATTGTTCGATGCCTATTGCCCCGGCGCGTGGAAGCAGCGCACGAGCGACGGGTCGCCGGGGCTGACCGGGTGGGAGCCGCCGTCGGCGCTGCTGTCGCCGGCGAATGCGGAGGCGATGGGATATCTGCAGCTGGTCGCGCGAGCGTTCGTCGCGATCGGTCTGGCGGCGCGATTGGCACCGAAGTTCCAGGTGGGTGAACCCTGGTGGTGGATCGCACCCGGAGGCCGCATCTGCGCCTATGACGCGGCCACGACGGCGGCGCTGGGGGCGGCGAGCGTGGCGATCGCCGATGTGCGCGGCGACCTCGATGCGCCGCAGCTCGCGATGCTCGACGCGCTGGGGGCGATGCTCGCGGCATCGACCGAGGCGCTTGTCGCCGCGGCGCGGGACGAAGCCGGCGAGGCGGGACTGGCAAGCCATTTGCTCGTCTATCTACCGACAGTGCTCGACCCGGCGGCGCCCGAAGTGCGCCGCGCCAATGTGCCGACGGGATGGGTGGCGCCCGCCTTCGATGTGCTGCAGCTGGAAGATTATGATTGGGTGACCGGCGGGCGCGGTGCCGAGACGGCGGGTGCGCGCGCCGCGATGATGGCACGGCTCGGCTATCCGATTGACGATCAGCATTATTTTTCGGGGTTCGTATTGGCGGCGGAGGATCGGGCGCAGTGGGCGGAGATTGCCGAGGCCGCCGATGCGGCGCGGCGCGCAGGGGTGTCGCAGACCTTCGTCTGGGCGCTGCCGCAGGTGGCGCGCGACGGCTTTGTGACATTCGACGGGGAGAATGATGTGCAGGCGTATGATGCAGTGGATTTCCCGATCGCGATCGGGCGCGAGGCGGTGGTCGTGACCGAATTTTCGACGCAGGTCGTGAGCTCGCCGTCGGGGCACGAGCAGCGCGCGAGCGAATGGGCCGAGGCGCGGATGCGCTACGATGCGGGGCCGGGGGTCCGGTCCGAAGCAGATGTGCGGACGCTGACCGATTTCTTTCGCGCGCGGCGCGGCGCGGCGCGCGGATTCCGGTTTCGCGACCCGTTCGACAGCAGCTCGGCCATCGATAACGGACCGCCGATGGCGACCGATCAGATACTCGGCACCGGCGACGGGATGCGGCGGCAATTCGCGTTGGTCAAATATTACGGCAGCGGCGACACGGCGCAGCTGCGCAGCATCCGCTTACCGGTGGCGGCGAGCGTGCGCGTGTCAGTCGATGGGATCGAGACGGCGGCGTTCCTCGTGACCGACGACGGCGAGATATTGCTCGACGACGCGCCCGCACCGGGGGTGGCGGTGCGCGCGGGGTTCCTGTTCGACGTGCCGGTGCGCTTTGCCGAGGACCGACTGGAAGCGAGCCGTGCGACCTTCCTCGCGGGCGAGGTGACGAGCGTCCCGCTGGTCGAGGTGCGCGCACCATGGTGATGGAACGCGCGCCCGACTGGCTGCGCCAAGAGCTGGTCACGCTGGCCTGGTGCTGGCGGCTGGCGCGGCGCGACGGGGTGACGATCGGGCTGACCTCGCACGACCGCGACCTGGCTGTCGGCGGCCTGCTGTATCGCGCGGCGCCGGGGATGAAGCCGTCGGCTCTGGAAACGAGCGACAGCCTCGATGCGTCCACGATGGATATCGAGGGCGCAGTGACGAGCGATGCGATCGCGGCGCGCGACCTCGACGCTGGACGCTGGGATGGCGCCGAACTTGAGCTGTTCGTGACCGACTGGAGCGCGCCCGATGGCGCGCCGGTAACGGTCGCGCGGGGATCGCTGGGCACGATCGAGCGGCGCGGGGCGGCTTTCGCGGTGGAGTTGCAGGGGGTGACACGGCTGCTCGACCGGCCGGTATGCCCGGCGACATCGCCGTCGTGCCGCGCGACGCTGGGCGATCGGGCATGCCGTGTCGACCTGGCGCCGCGCACGCATATGCGGCGCGTTACGACGGTCGATGGAAGGATGGTGACGCTCGACGCGCCGGCCCCGGAGATCGCGTTCGGCGAGCTGATGTGGATGGAGGGCGGCAATTGCGGGCTCGCAAGCCCGGTGATCGCTGCGGAGGGGACGGTGCTCCATCTGGCGGAGGTCCCGCCCTTTGCGTCGTCGGGGCCGGTGCGTGTGCGGCTGACCGAGGGATGCGACAAGCAGCTGGCGACGTGCCGCGACCGTTTTGCCAACGCGGTCAATTTTCGCGGCGAGGCGCACCTGCCGGGAAACGACCTGTTGACGCGTTATCCAGGTGGATGAAGCGCGCGACGATCTTTTGGCGGCACGCGCCTTTGCGGCGGCGCGGGGGATGGTGGGCGCGCGGTTTCGTGCGCAGGGATATGCGCCCGCAACGGGGCTCGATTGCGTGGGACTGGTGTGGGCCGCCTATGCGGCGGCGGGGCGCGAACTGGTCCGCCCGACGGGCTATCCGCTGCGCGGCTGGTCGCGCGCGCGTATCGAGGCCGCGCTTGCGGCGGCGGGTTTCGCGGCAGCCGCAGCCGAGCGCCCGCGAAGCGGCGACCTCGCGCTGATCGCCTATCCGGCGCGGCAATATCATCTCGGCCTGCTGGGGCCGGAGACGTTGGTTCACGCGCACGCCGGGCTGCGGCGGGTGGTCGAAACGCCCGTGGATGCACAGCTGCTTGCCGCGGCGCACTGGCGGCTTTCTTGAAGGGAACGACAATGGCGACCTTGGTGCTGACGGTGGTTGGCGGAATAGTCGGCGGACCGGTCGGTGCCGCGGTGGGGGCGGCGATCGGCCAGCAGGTCGATGCTGCGGTCTTCAAGCCAAAGGGACGCGAGGGGCCGCGGCTGGCCGACCTGAAAGTTCAGGCGTCGACCTATGGCCAGCAGATACCCCAATTGTTTGGGACGATGCGCGTCGCGGGAAGCGTCATCTGGGCGACCGACTTGATCGAGCGCCGCGACAAGCGCGGCGGCGGCAAAGGGCGGCCATCGGTGACCGAATATAGCTATGCCGTCTCGCTGGCGATCGCGCTGTCGTCGCGGCCCATTCGCGCAATCCGGCGGATCTGGGCCGACGGCAATCTGCTGCGAGGATCGAGCGGAACATTCCACGAGCGATGCACATTCCGATGGTACGCCGGAAGCGAAGACCAGCCGGCCGACCCGCTGATCGCGTCGGCGACCGGCATCGGATCGGCAAATGCGTTCCGCGGGCTGGCTTATGCCGTGTTTGAGGAAATGGAACTCGGCGCATTCGGCAACCGGATTCCGTCGCTGACCTTCGAGGTTGAGGCTGATGCCGGCGACATCGATGCGGGGACGATCAGCGACCGGCTGCTCGGCGAAACGGGGCGATGCGGCGGGGCGTGGCGCATTGCCGGCTATGCGGCGTCGGGCGACCGCGCCCGCGACGCGCTGGCGCCGCTATTCGATGCCGACCGGACCGGGCTGGTGTCGGGCCCCGATGCGTGGCGCCTCGCGCCCGTCGCGCTGGCCGGCGCCCCGCTGGCGCTCGGCGATTTCAGCGAGGCGCGGCGCGTCGAGGCGGCGGCCGACCGGGCCGAACAGAGGCGCCTGCCGCTGGCGGCGTTTCCGGGAACGATCCGGCTGCGTCACTACGAGCCCGGTCGCGATTACCAACTGGGGCAGCAGTCGAGCGCGGTCGCGGGAGGCGGGCTGCGCGAAGACCGGATCGACCTGCCGGCGGTGTTGCCCGCGGGATCGGCTCGCGCGCTTGCGCTTGCGCTCGCGCGCGCAGCCGCCGACGGGCGTGAGACGCTGATCTGGCGCGCCGACCTAGCGGCGCTGGCGCTCGCGGTCGGGCAGGTCGTGACGCTGGCGGACGGCAGCGGCTGGCGGCTCGCCGGACCGTCCGTCCGG